TTCCATTTGTACCTGATGTACCTGAACTGCCTGATGTTCCATTTGTACCTGAACTGCCTGATGTTCCATTTGTGCCTGATGTACCTGAACTGCCTGATGTTCCATTTGTACCAGAAGTTCCATTTGTACCTGATGTACCTGAACTGCCTGATGTTCCATTTGTACCTGAACTACCTGATGTTCCATTTGTACCAGAAGTTCCATTTGTACCTGATGTACCTGAACTACCTGATGTGCCTGAACTACCTGATGTACCATTTGTACCTGATGTACCATTAATTCCACTTCCACCTCCACTTCCACCACCAACAGAAACAAGTGAATATCCTCTCCAATCAATCCACAAATCACCAGTATCATTTGCAACAATTCTTGCTTTGACTGAGTTTGTGTAACTACTTGATGTTTGATAAATAATAGTACCAATAGGGGCATATTCATTAACAATTAAACCTTCTAATTTTAAATTTGCTAATTCTGTTTTAGCTCCATTTGTAGCTTCAGTTAATCCACTATATGAACTTTGTCCAACAATAATATGATTATATTCTAATATATCATTTGTTGCAAAAATATGATATAAAACGTAACTATTTTCTGGTGCTTCTACTAATGAGTATGTAGAACCACTAATTAAATTATAAACAATTCTACCACTACCACCATTTAACACTGGTACAGTACTTGTACTTATTTTCCAATTTATTGTACTACCTGAAATATAAAATATCTTAGCTGTAAATCCAGTATTATATACAGGAATATTATGTACAATATCTTCATCAAAAATAACACCAGAGTTAATTGCATATTCTGCATGAGAATCTAAAGAGCCATCACCAATTATAATATTTGCTAAATCTAATCCATTAACATATGCAGTTCCCATTGCTACATGAATCCAATAATGAGTAGCAGCATCCATTGTCATACCATGTCTTTCATCACCTAAATATATACATCTTTGATGTTCTGCATCCCAATATATTACAGCTACAAAAACTTTATCAAATACATATGATTTATCAAATGTTGCACCAGATATCAAATTACAATTAGCATCATAATAGATAAAAGATTTTTGTGTTATATCTTGTACTTGAAATGTTTCACCTGTTAAATTATATTTGACACCTTTATTATATACTTCAAATGTTGTTCCTGTTGGTAAAATTGAAAATGTTCTATTTGTTGAATTAAATGATATTGCACTATCTGTATTTGTCCATCTAAATCCATTTGGTTCTCCAGTTTCTTGTCCAATAGAATTCATTATCGATATAGTTAAAGCGTTTTCTGATGATAATCCACTTAGTGTAGTATAATTTTCATGTGATAAATGATAATATTCACCTACTAAACCACCTTGTATGTTTGATAAATCATTATGTGAACCAGTTGAAGAAAGAGCAAAAGCTGCTGAAAAAATACTGTCGATTTGATACGCTGAACTTGCACCATTTTCAACAATAATACGGCCAACTAACATAGAATGAGACGTAATTAATTGTGGAAGATTTGTAGGTGGTATACTACCTTGTGCTTCAAGTAATGTATAATTACCTTGTCCAAGTACCACATAACACTCACATTCCACTTCAATTCCACGATAAATATAATTTACAGCATATCTATTTGGATTTAATGATTGTAAACCTATACCATTATCATATTGATTATTAATATATTGAGTAACTAGTGTTGGTGGTTGCCAAGTTCCACCAGTATGATATAATAAAAATAATTGGTCTACATTTGATGTAAATCCTGATAAATAAAATGAATTTGCACCTATCCACACTACACCATCGGTTAATGTAACTACTCTGTTTGTATTTTCACCTAATGATAAACCAGATTCTAATCGATATCTTTGAGTCTTAACAATACTTTGATGTATTTTATTAACTAATCCTAATCCTAAACTATCCCAATCAACAATGTGAGTATTATTATTTTCAAGATATATTGTATATAAAGGAATAATTGTTGTTTCATTTATTAATGTAACATCAGTGATAATATGAATATAAGGAGAACCTGAATTATAATTAGCAACCACATAATTTGTCATTCTATTTGTTAATGATAATGTAGCACCTGTTATTTCATATGTCCTAATAAGTCCACTACCATCTAAATTTCTACTCAAATTATATAATCCGTTTGAACTAATAGAAATTGTATTACCTGAATTTGATTCACTATAAGTTGGTTTTAATATAACTCCAGTTGATAATCTAATATTTCTATTGAATATTGACCATTGACCAATACCATTACTTTTATATTGTACATTATTATATTTTGAAATTTGTATATTACATGAATCACCAGCAATAGTTTCTCCACTATTATTAGTAATAATTTTTAATCTATTTGTTGGACTTACATTACCATTTTCATCATTTACTTCTATAATTTGACCAAACGTTGTTGCTGGAGGTAATGTTATAAATCGTCTTGTTGTTAAACTTGTATAAGATATTGTTTGGTTTGTTATTCCTGTTACAATATGATCAGTATCAGAAACTGGTATTCTAGTTGTTATATAACTATTACCTGATGTTCCATTTGTGCCTGATGTGCCTGATGTGCCTGATGTTCCATTTGTACCTGAACTGCCTGATGTTCCTGAACTACCTGATGTGCCATCTGTACCTGATGTTCCTGAACTACCTGATGTACCTGAACTGCCTGATGTTCCTGAACTACCATTTGTACCTGATGTCCCATTTGTACCATCTGTGCCTGAACTACCATTTGTGCCTGATGTTCCATTTGTACCTGAACTGCCTGATGTTCCTGATGTACCTGAACTGCCTGATGTTCCTGAACTACCTGATGTACCATCTGTGCCTGAACTACCTGATGTTCCTGAACTACCTGATGT